CGCGCGGCCGTGGTCAACCTCGCCGCCCATCCCGGCCGTGTACCAGCGGCCGTCGCGGTACTCGGCGCACACCTTCCCGCAGTCGGCGCACCTGCCCAGCTGCCTGCCGATGGCCCTCTGCCTCGCCTTGCGGTACGCGCTCGACGAGTACTCGGCGCGCCATGGCTCGCGCTCGGCCCTCGTGGCGTCGCCCTCCGTCGGCCTGCGCTTGGGCCTCGGCCTGCACGGGCAGCGCTGGCCCTCGGGATGCGTGCGGCCGCAGTGCGGGCAGTACACGCTCACAGCTCGCGCCTCCCGCTCTCGGCCTTGGCCTTGGCGGCCACGCCCAGGCTGATGCTGCGGCTCGCCTGGAATATCTCCAGCGGCGTGAGGCCCAGCAGCTTGAACGCCTCCAGCGCCGCCGTGATTCCCTGCTCCACCTTGTGCTGGTCGTACTGTTTCCCGTTGTCCATCTATCCCACTCCAATCGCCGCCGACAGCGCCAGCAGCATCTTGAACATCACGGCCACCGCCGCCGCGTCTATCGCTAGGCAGGCCGCGATGATGAGCAGGCATCCGCCCGCCCTCTTCCAGTCGATCATGTGTCCCTCCTATAGTGCCATGAATGCGAGCAGGAGGAGCCCTGCGGCGAGGGCGCGGACCGTCCACGCCCATGCCGCCAGCAGGGCCGCCGCCAAAAGGGCCAGCGCTAGTAGCTCTCGAAGGTTTCGCACGCCGCCTCCTGCATGTCCCTCATGTGGTTCGGTATCCACTCGAGCGCCCACATCGCCCCGAAGCTGGAGTTCTCGGAGTCGCCGGTGCCGAACTCCTCGGCGTACGCCCGGTCGAACTCGACCTCGCAGATACCGTAGTCGCAGCAGCACTCGACCATGCGCTTGCACTCGGCGCACGTTGGCTTGCCCTCGCCGAAGTGTCTGTCGATGGCCGCGTCGGTGCACCCGTCCGGGAGGTTGTATCCCGGGTCACAGCTGGCGGCCAAGGCGGGTCACCTCCTCGCACCATGCCTCGCGCTCGTACTGTTCGATGAACCAGTGCGCATCGTCCTTGATCTCCTCCAGCGGGTTTTCCATCTCCTCGACCTCGCTGTCGGGGATGTCCACCACGTGGACCTCGGTTATCTCGAATCGCATGTCTGCTCCTCTCCGGGCGTCATGCCCAGCTCCTTCGCTATTCCCCCGGCGATGATGCGAGCGGTCTCCCTCGCCACCGCCTTGCTGCTCTCCATCCGCCCGACCGTGTATGCGCGCTCGATCATGTCCTGGGCGGCGCGCTCCATGGCCGTGTCGTCGTATCCCCGGCAGACCCTGTGCTCCTTGAGGTACGTGTGGGCGCGGTCCTGCGGCCTCGTCTCGTCGTAGCGGAACACCTCGTTGCAGTCCGCGAGGATGTCCTCCATCGTGTCCATCAGGCCACCTCCGCCCGTATCTGGATAGGCCCCCGGTTCCACAGGTTGCGCGCGCCCACTGCGTCCATCGGGTCGCCGTCTCCGCGCGCCCCGCACGCGGCGCAGTAAACGAACTGCCATATGCCGCCAATCGTGGGGTTGTACGCGGCGTGTTCCAGATGTTCGGTGGTGCCGCAGCATGGGCAGCATTTGAGCAGGTCTCGGTCAATCATTCGCCCACCTCCGCCCAGGATGCTCTCTTGTACGCCTCGCACTTGACTATCACATCAGACGTGATCTTCTTGGTGATCCCGCACGAGTACCCGATTGCCACGGGAAAGCTGTACACGCATGTCGCGCAGGCGCTCTTGAGGTACTCGACCATGCGGTCGTATTCTTCCTCCGCCGTGATTTCATCCAGCTCTTTAGTGGCCATTGCGAATCGCCACCCCGCAGCTATGGCAATAGTTCGGCACGCCGTACTCGCCGATTGGCGCACCGCATTGAGGACAAAACACGTAGCCATCCATTGCGTTCGGTATAACGGGTCTGTATACCGGGCGGTCGATTAGGTCGGCCACCTCCAGGAGGCTGTCGGAATCGAAGCCCTCCGTCGCCTCGCCGCGCCAGAACCCGACGGTGTCGGCCGCGATGAACTCGTCGACGTAATGGCGGTTCGCCGCGAGTTCCCGAAGTTCCGCTGCGACCTTGCGTCTCCGTTCGTCAGTTGCCATTTGGCTCAACCCTTCCGTTCCAAAGTTCCGCGGCGTTCTCCTCGCCGTGCTCGTAGTCCGACCGCGCGCCGCAGTACAGGCAGCCCACGAAGTAGGTGCCGGGGTCGTATCGGCTGTTGTCCACTATTTCGGCAGGGCCTCCGCAGAACGGGCATTTCTTGAGCTTTAGCTCGCTCATTCGCCCTCACCCCTCAACTTGCGGATGCGCGATTCGATGTCCCCGAACGCGATTTTCTTGCAGGCGAAGGAGCAGACGGCCTAGCATTGGTCGCAGTCGTTCTCGTCCCTCCCGAAGTAGGCGCACTCCGGGTGATGGACTCTGCTCGCGCCCCTTTTAAGGTCGGCCAGCAGCCTCTCCCAGCTGTCGTCCCGGTCGAGCAGGAGTTCGGAAACGCTACGCGACCCATCGTCCGTCTCGACGTACCAAGCCTTGTCGCGCGGGTCGTAGTCGTAGTGGTAGATGTATTTCGCCACGCCGTTCTTCTTGTAGAGCGTCCCGGTATCCAGCGGAATGGCGCGCCCGCAGGCGTCTTTTGGCAACTCTACGCAAGCCATGGCGCATCAATCCTTCCCCTGTCCCTGTTGCGCTTGAGGCGGCGCAGCATCGCGTTGTCCACGTCCTGCTGCGTGAGGCCCATCCACGCCATCATGTTTGCGCACGCCTGGATGCAGTCGGCCAGCTCGTCGACCACGTCCTCGTCGCAGCGGTTCTGCCACGCACCGAACACTTCTGCGGCCTCCTCCAGCGGCTTCAGCGCCTTGGCCTTCGGCTCGTCGCCGATGTCGAACGTCTGCGTGCAGATCGAATAGTTGGCCATTAGTCCTCCCCGGTCTCGTAGCTCGCGTCGGACCAGTAGTTGCAGTGGGCCTCGCCCTGGGTGCGGTGGATGAACTCGGGCCTGCGCCCGCACTCGTACTCGGTGCGCTCCACGCCGTGGATGGTGTGCAGCTTGATCGCGTTGGCGTGGCCGCAGTTGGCGCAGCGCTCCGGCCTCTCCCCGTCGCTGTAGATGTCGGGCCTATCCATCAGTTGGTCACCTCCGCCCCGCACTGCTCGCAGTAGTTCAGGCCGCCCGTTGGTTCGGTCTTGCCGTCATGGCCGCAGGCGAAGCAGTGGTATCGGCCGTTCGGCGCAACCTGCACATGCGTCGTCGGGCGGTACGCCAGCTCGGCCACGCGGCGCATGACCCCGCGCCAGCTCGTGTCCTCCGCCCCGGTGATTCTGGCCAGCGCGCGCTGGAGGCTCTCGCCGCCCAGGCTGTCGTTGGCCGTGCGGTTCAGCTCCTCGACGATGCGGAGGCGCTCCTCCGTGGTGATCTCGTTCATTTAATCCTCTCCTTAATCCAGTCGTATGCGATGAGCGGGAGGCACGCCAAAAGCAGCGGGATGCTAAGCAGCAGCGCTGCGGCCCTTATGGCGTCCTCCCCGGTCGGTCTCCTCATTCCATCCAGCTCCCTGGCCTCTTTTGGCCGTAGTCCCAGCTTCTCAATCTGAACACCTGCCCCATCGGCAGGCCGTGGGTCGCCGCCCAGCAGCGGTCCCACACCGTGTGGACCTTCACATCAGGGTCGAACACGCCTATCTGCCGTGGGCTGGTGCACCGGAGCGGCTCGTGGCACATCTTCCCGTCGCGGAAGTGGACCAGCGCCTTGCAGCGGTCGAACGCCTCCACGGTGCCGAAGTCCCGGTACAGCTCGCGGACCTCGCCCTCTATCTCGCCCCTGACGCACCCGTGCACGTCGCACATCCACGTGAGCGTGTCTTCGACGTGGTCGCGCGGAGGCGCGGGGAAGAGGTCGAGGACCGTCTGCCCCGCGCACGCCCTATTCACGGGCGATGCGGTAGAAGGTCGGCAGGCAGTCCGGCGGGGTCACGGCGTTGGCGCGGATGAACTCCATGCACTTCTCGAAGCTCCCCGCGCAGACGTCGTAGAAGGCACCGCTCGACGGCCTCGGCCTGCCGCCGTCGCTCTTGTCGAACACGACCGCCTCTACTCGGTACATTTGGCCACCTTCTCGTCGTAGATGGCCTTGAGGTTGTCGCGCATGAATCGGATGAGCGTCTCCTCGCTGATGTCGTCAGGCAGCGTCTTCAGGCGCACCGCCTGGTGGCACCATTCGTCGAAGTCGAACATCCCACCGGTGAACAAGCTCTTGACGTCCGTGACGTCGGCGTAGGAGAAGCGGGTCAGCATCTCCTCGCGCATGACCTCGTCCGCGAGCGCCTCGATGGGCGTCTTGGGCCGGTCGATGGTCTCCTTGTAGCTCTTGGCCCTCTTGGTCATGGCGTCGAGCTGCTTGGCCAGCTTGTTGTTCTCGGCCACGAGGCACTCGTTGCGGCGCTGCTCGTAGTCAAGCTCGGCGAGGACGTACTGCTCGCAGTTGTTGATTCCCATGTCTAACCCTCCGTTATCTCGATGGTTCGTCCCGTCTTGGTATCGGTTATCGCCCAGTGGCCGTACCCGTAGAGCGCGGGGTCGTGCGGCTCGTGCTCGCACAGCAGCGTGCCGTCCCACCACGCCTCCTCGAACTCCGGCTCGTCCCACACCCACTCGGGCCTGTATCTCGCCCCGCCGTGGAACCCGTCGTGGCATCCCGTGGTGCCGCTCCCGCAGAGGGCGATCAGCGGCGAGCGGAGCCGCCACGTGCCCCTGGGCGTGACGAGGGCGAAGTCCCCGCAGCGCCTCGGCACGATGTGGTGGCAGTTCGTGGCCTGCCGCCCGCAGATTCCGCAGCGCTCTGCGGTCAGCTCGTAGCGGTTGCCGACGTAGCGCGCGCCGACGTGGGGCTTGCCGTAGAGCTCCGCGCGGTCCTTCGGGACTCCTCGGAGCTGCGATGCGCTCACTATCATCCGAGCCTCCTGTCCTGTCCCTTGACCTCGATGGGCCTGCACGCACCGGCGAGGCGCGATGCCACGCGCTTTCCGGCCATGCCCCCCCAGAGGTCCCTGATCTGGCCGATGCGGTAGTTGCTCGTGACGATGGTGGGCAGGCCCTCGGCCACGCGGGTGTCGATGAGGCGCGTCAGCGTCTCGATGGCCCACTCGGTCGGGCGCTCGGCCCCGAGGTCGTCCAGGGCGAGGAGCCTGTACCGCTCGGCCCTGCGGAGCGCCCCGCGCTCGTCGCCGTCGTACTCGGAGCGGATGTCGTCGAGCAGGCGGCTCGTTGTGACCAGCTTGGCACTCGTCCCGTCCAGCACGGCCATGCGGACGGCGCAGGCGGCGGCGTAGGTCTTGCCCGTGCCCGGCTCGCCCCAGAGGTATGCGCCCTCGCCCTTCCCGGCGAGCTTGGCCATGCGCTTGCCGAGGTCGCAGTCGGCCTCGGCGTAGGGGCCGCGCAGCCCGGCCTTGCGGAGGCGGGAGCGCATGATTGCGGCGATCTGCTCGCGCGCCCCGTCGGGCATGAGCACGTCAGAGATTTGAGTACGCATCATGGCTGGCCTCCTTTTTCGCCTCGCGCTGCTGCCACGTGGAGCACGTGGCCTTCCAGTTCTTCATCGGCTTGCTGCCGACCTTCCACCCGACTGCCTCGTAGTAGCTCCAGAACGCCTCGGGGCTGAACGTGTAGCCCTTGGCCGAGACGTATTCCTCGACTTCCGCGAGCGCGGGTTTGACGAATCTCTTACTAACTGCCTTGCCTTGCTTTGCTTTGCCTTGCTTTGCTTTGGCTTCAGCGCTGTCCCTGTCACCCTTTTGGCTGTCCGAAAGGGGTTCGTCGTTTCCTTCCGGCTCGTCGTTTTGGGTTTCGCTTTCGCTAAAGGGGGGTTTAGCACCGTCTAAAGGGGGCTTTCTGTTACCTCGTCCACCCGTTTTGCCTGCCGCTATACACCGTTTCGAGTAGTCGATGTCCTCGCGGACGCTGGCGAAGATGGCATCGAGCGGCCATTCCAGCTCCGGCTCGATGCCGTAGGTGCCGTACTGGGCCAAGGCCCAGAGGAGCTTTCCGCGCTGCTCCTCCGGTGCCTTGGCGCAGGCTGCGGTGAACTTGGGAAGCCACTTGAATTGGGCCTCCTCCATGTCAGCGCTCCCAGGTGAAGGCGGCCTTGGCCGCGTTGAACGTCAGGGTGGCCTCGCTGCCCACGATCACCTCGAGCACGTCGAAGCTGATGGCCTCGACCTCGGGATGGTCAGCGGCGAAGCACATGGCCACGCGCTGCAGGCGCTTCTTGTTGACCTTCGGCTCGGTGTCGCTGCCGCGCGAGCGCTTGACCTTCGCCTCGACCAGAAGTGCCTGGCCGTTGGTTACCGTGTAGACGCACCTGCCCTCGGGGCAACCGTAGCCGGTGGCCCCCGTGATGTAGACCTCGAGCGCGAGGTCGAGAATCGAATACTGCTCCATCTTCACTCCTTAGAACGGACAATCGTCGTCGCAGACCTCGTCGGGCACGTCGTCGCGCTTGGCCCCGCCGGAGAACGTGACGTTGTCAGCGATCACCTCGAGGCGGCTGTGCTTCTGGCCGTCCTTCTCCCACTTGCTCTGGCGCAGCCTGCCCTGGACGCACACGTTCGTGCCCTTGGACAGGTAGCGGTTGAGCGCCTCGGCGCGCTTGCCGAACACAGTGACGTCGACCCAGTTGGGCACGTCCTGCCACTCGTCGCCGACCTTGCGGCGCTCGTTGACGCACACCGAGAACCGGAGCACCTGCGTGCCCGTCTGCGTGGCCCGCAGCTCGGGGTCGCGCCCGAGGTTGCCGCTGATGGCGACCGTGTTGATTCCGCTGCTCACTAGTCGATCTCCTTACTGTCCCTGGCCATCTGGGCCAGATGCTTGCCGAGCTCCTCGAGCTGCCTGTCGGTGAGCTTGGTCGTGTCGTCGGTGCCGAAGTTGGCCTCCTCGTACGCGCGGAGGCCCTCCTCCTTGACGCCGTTCTGCATGCACTCGGCCTTGAGCTTCGCTATCTTGGCGAGCATCACCTTGCGCTTGCTCGGGCGCGGCTTCGTCGGGGCCTTCTCCTTGGTCTCCTTGGGGCCTGTGTCGCCGTCGGTGTCCTCCTCGCCCACGAGGCCGAAGGCCATGAGCGCGGAGTATCGGCGGGCGTAGGTCTCGCGCTTGCCGAACTCCTGCGGGTCGCTGGCGTACTCGTAGGGCTTCACGTCGAGCACGCGTTCCTCGCCGCCGAAGGCCACGACGGTGTTCAGGAGCATGCCCGCGCCGTTGGCGGCGACCTCGGAGCGCTGGTAGAAGAAGATTCCGCGCTTGTTCAGCGGCGGCCTGATGATGTTCAGGACCAAGTCAAGCGGGGAGTACGAGTAGGTCTGGTAGCCCTTCTGGCCCGTCTTGCTCTTGGGCGGGTTGACCATCTCGGCCTGCGCCTCCGCGAGCAGCTGGGTGAACAGCGCGGACGGGTCGAGCGTATACGGTTTCACCGTCTGGGCCATCACAGCTCACCGTCCCCGAGCAGGGCGGCCGCGCTCATTCCCTCGACGCGCGGCCCGAGCGCCTGCATGACGTCCTCGGGGTCGCAGCCGCGCACCGCTGCTGTCTTGGGCGACTTGGGGCACCACATGGCCCAGTCGACCGTCTCGCCCGTGTCGGTGCACACGACCTTGTCCCCGGCCTTTGCGAAGTGCGCCTCCCAGCCCTTCTTGGGCACGATGTCCACCATGCCGATGGAGTCGAGGAAGGCAACGGCCTCGTCCATGCGCTCCTTGAGGATTACCGGGGCGGCCTTGCTGTAGCTGATTCCGATCTCGCCGACCTTCTCCTCGCCGACGAGGATTGCGCGGCGGTCGGTGTGGGTCTCGGCGAAGCCGTCCATGATCTCCTGCCGCGCGATGGCCTTGGCCTCGTCGAGCGCGGGCTTGATTTGCTTCTGCATGGCCGTGAGCACGGCCAGCCTCTCGTCCTGCGTGTACTCCATCACTCACCGTCTCCAATCATTCGCGCCTCGTCCGTGATTACCTCGTAGACCTCGCCCGTCTCCGCGTCCACGTTCGCGGGCCGGTCGAACGGGAGCGGCTCGCCCTCGTCCTCCTCGTCGTAGTCGAGCGGCAGCTCGTCATTGATGTCGGCCACCGTCAGGACGACGGGCTTGCCGGAGAGCTTGAGGATGGGGAAGGCGTTTCCGTCGCTCGTCAGAATCTCGAACTGCAGCACGGCCGTGCAGCCCTTGACCGTCGCCTGCTTGAAGTTGGACCTGATCTCCATGGGTTCCATAGATGCCTCCTATTTGATGCCGAAGATGGCGGCCATGAACTCGCGGCACATCTCGCGCTCGTTCTCCTTGGTGATGGGTGCAATCACCTTGGCGACGAACTCGCGGCTCTCTGCCACGTCCTTCTCGTCGAGCTTCGCGAGCCCGGCCTCGCACAGCGCGATCATCATGTGGTAGGCGTTGGCGCTCTTCACGCCGCCGGTGTGGTCGGGGTGGGCCGCATCGAACATGAGGTTGGACACGATGCAGGTGGCGTGATCGAGCACCTTCTTGTGGAAGTGGTCCGCCGGGAGTTCCTCGAAGAGGTTGCCGTCGAAGTACTTGTCGTTCATTTCTTTTTCTCCTTTATGTATTCCTCGGTGAAATGGGTGATGCACACCTTTGCCAGCGGCGGCGTGCCGTATGGCGTGCGGCATCCCTTCTGGACGCCACCCATCACCACGTGGGCGTCGTCCGTGTACGCGACGCCGTTGAGCGCGTCGCATATGAGCTTGCCGATGTTGTCCCAGTCGGGCTTGCCGAGGTCGGCGCGGCCCACCCAGTACTTCGGGTTGCTCTTGGCCAGGGGCCTGAAGGTCTCGATGGCGACGGTCACGATTCCGTCGAAGTCCCCGTGGTCCTCGTGCTCGGCCCTGTAGGCCCTGCGTACGGCCTCCTCGGCGAGCCTCGTCTGCTTCGGGGTGTAGTTGCGTCCGGTTCGCGGGTCGGTCCGGTGGCGCTCCTTGCCCACGATCTTCTCCAGCTCGAGCTTGAAGGTCATGGAGCGCTCCTTGTGCCTGACCCAGCTCATGCCGTGAACCCGTCGGACTGGCTGCGGTGCTTGTTGAAGGCGTCCTTGAGGCTGGGGTAGCGCGCCTCCATGATCCGGGCGAAGGACGGAGCGAGGCCGTTGCGCACGCCCACGTGCAGCTCGTTGCGGACCATGTTGACGAGGTAGTTGGCGCTCACGTAGCCCTTCTTGGAGAGCCTCACGGCGTTCTCGACCATGTAGTTCCATGCGCCGGGGTTCTCGTCAATCCAGCGGCGCGCGTCCTCCGCGCCCGCCTCGCCCTTGGCCCCGAGGCCGAATATCTCGAGCTGGCCGCTCTGGGGCTTGGGGTTGTAGCGCTCGTCGTTACGCATGCACGCCCACCGCCTCGTATGCGGCCTGCGCGCTGTGCACCGCGCCGTCCATGGTCGGGATAATCCAGAGCCACAGCAGCGCGCACATCGCGAGCGCCGTCACGGTGATGCCGACCAGAAGCCCGGCCCTGAAGGCGTCCCTCTGCCTGTCGGCCCGCTCCTGCGCTGGCAGGCGGTAGCCCTCGCGTGCTACGATGCGGGGAGTCCTGTTGGACGTGCGGGCGCTCTTGGTGTGGTTGCTGGGGGTGCCCGCGTATCTGTTTTGAGGGGTCATTCTTCCTCCGTTTCCTCGTCCTCGACTTTCAAAAAGTTTTCGTTGATTTGCTTTTTCGCGCGATATTTGCGGCTGTAGAGCCGCTGGCGCTCCTTGTTCGCCTTGTCCTCCCTCCTCACCTCCTCCTCCATCGCCCGCACCTGCTCGGCGATCTCGGAGGCGCGCTGCTCCCTTGTGCAGGAGACGCACCATCCGGTCCGGTTCGACAGCGGCTTGAAGGTCTCCCTGCCGCACTTGGGGCAGAGCCAGCGCTTGCGGAGTGAGAGTCCGTAGCGGTGCGCCTGCACCTCAATGGCCGTCACCGATTTGCCGAGGGCCTCGGCTATGGCCGCGGCACCGTCCCCGGCGTGCTCCTCGAGGTAGCGGACTTCTCTGCTCGTCCACGTCATTACGCCCGGCGTCCCTTCCAAGTCTTGAAGCGGCGCTGCAACTTCCGGCGCATGATGTCGAGCCTTTGGTTGCGGGGCATTACGCCACCGCCTTGAAGTCGTCGAGCGTCAGGTCGAGCTCCGCGCAAAGCGATACGAACTCGTCTGCGGCGATCTTGCGCTCGCCGTTCAGGCTGCGGCGCAGAAGCTCGGCGTTGATGTTCGTGCGGCGCGCCAGCTCGGTGCATGGGATGCCGCGCTCCTGGACGGCCGCGCCGATAACCTCGTATGCCTTCATCTGTTCTCCTCTCCTAGGTTTTGTAGGTACGACCTGAATACTACCGCAAAAATGTAGGAAGTCTAGCCGGTATATAGAATTATTTCCTACAAAACGTAGTTTTTTGCCTACACATGCCCTATACTTCAGATAGCGACGTTAGGAGGAGTCATGGAGCCTGTAAGGCGCTGCATCGCGGACAACATCAAGAAGTTCCGCCTGGAGAAGGACCTAAGTGTTGAAGACATAGGCAATGCCATAGGTAAGAGCGGTAAGACAGTTAGCGCATGGGAGGTCGGGCGCGGCCAGCCAGACGCCGACACCATGATCAGGCTCTGCCGACTGTTCGATGTCGACATAGCTGACTTCTACGGCGAGAGCGGTGATTTGGCACCAATCTCAAACGATGAGCGCGATCTCGTCGACACGTACCGCGACCTTACGTCGCCGCACAAGCATGTCTTATTGGCTGTCGCCCGCGAGCTGCGGGCGGCGCAGGGGAAGGAGTAACCCATGATTACCCGCAGAACGTTCCTGGCCGCTATGGCCACGGCTTCGCTAGCGCCGCTTGTCGGATGCTCCGGCGGGCAACAAGCCGGTTCCGGTCAGCAATCGTCTGGCGAGTCCAAGGAGGTCGAGAATCGGAGCGAACCGAAACCATTGGAGATTACCGAGTCCGGCTGGTCGGTGGTCGGCGACGGATGGGTCTACTACGGCTTCGCGCTGAAGAACACCAACAAGGACGTCGAGGCTCAGATGCCTACGGTGACGATAACGGGCAAGGCCGAGGACGGCTCCATCGTCTTCTCCGACAAGCAGACCCTGTTCGTCGTCCTCCCCGGTGAGACCGTGCACTACGGTTTCCAGGCGGGAAACGGCACCGCCCCCGCAACGGTCGAGTTTAAGGTGAATGAGCCGAGCTGGGTAGACAGCCAGACGCTGGACGAAGACGTCTTTACCGTATCGAACACGGCTGAGGTACCTGACTCGTACGGCGGCGTCTCGTACACAGGCGAGTTGACCGCCAACTACGATCTAGACAAGAAGCAGTACGGCCAGGTCGCCGTCTCCGTGATTGCTCGTGACGCCTCCGGGGCCATCAACTACGGAAACACGACGTTCGTCGATGCCCCGTCCAAGGGCGAGTCCGAGCCGTTCGAGATTTCCTGCTTCAACATGCCCGAGCACTCCTCGTTCGAGGTATACGCCCAGGTCTGGTAGCGGCAAAGTGAAACCCCGCAGGTCGAAGCGCGCCAACGCTGCTGCGGGGTTTACCAGATAGCCGCCCGTTTGGAGGGCATCCTAGATTATGCCAGAAGATATAAAGACCGCCGTCATATACGCCCGCTTCTCGTGCTCAAAGCAGCGCGAGGCCTCGATTGACGACCAGCTGCGCGTCTGCCGCGACTGGTGCGCGCGCGAGGGCTACGCCATCGTCGGTGAGTACTCCGACTACGCCATGAGCGGCCGCAGCGACGACCGCCCCCAGTTCCAGAAGATGATTGCCAACGCGGGCGAGTCGGACATCGTGCTCGTGTACATGATGGACCGCTTCTCGCGCGACGAGTACGACGCCCCGGCATACAAGCACGAGCTGCGCAGGAAGGGCGTCGAGGTCGTGTCGGCCATGGAGGCCATGCCGGACGGCCCCGAGCGCATCCTGATCGAGAAGATTTACGAGGGCCTCGCGGCCGTGGAATCGGTCAAGACCTCCATGAGGACGCGGCGCGGGATGGAGGGCAACGCCCTCAAGTGCAAGACCAACGGCGTGCGCGTCTACGGTTACGGCCGCAACGAGGACGACGAGTACGTAGTGAACGAGGACGAGGCCGCGATAGTGCGAGAGGCGTTCCGGCGCTCATGCGACCACGAGCCGGTCGACTCCATCGCCAGCGACCTCGCGCGGCGCGGCGTCACCACTAGGACGGGCAGGCCGTGCGGCTACTCGATGGTGTACCAGATGCTCCACAATCGGAAGTACACGGGCTTCTACTCGTGGGGAGGCATAGAGGTGGACGGCGGCATGCCCCAGATTATCGACAAGGCGACCTTCGCGATGGCCCAGGAGGTGAAGCCGAAGAAGCGCCGGGCCTCGGAGGACTGGGGCACGTTCGCGCTGTCGGGCCGGACGATCTGCTCGGAGTGCGGCCACAACATGGCCGGGACGTCGGGCCGTGGCAAGAAGAACGTCAAGTACGAGTATTACGGCTGCCGCTGCGGGGCCAAGCCCGTACGGCGCGACTGGCTCGAGCACGAGCTGGCCGAGGCCATCAGGGGGATGCTGCGCGACCGCGAGACGGCCCTCCGCATCTCCCACATGCTCTGGGACGAGCCGGAGCCGGAGATAGCCGACGCGCGCAGGCGGGCCATGGCCTCGAAGCGCAAGGCCGAGAACGGCCTCCAGAACATCATGGCGGCGATTGAGCAGGGTATCGTGATGCCGGAGTTCACCGACCGCATAGCACAGCTTCAGGCCCAGAAGGCCCGTGCCGAGCGCGATCTGGCCTCCTATGACGAGGCCCGCATCGACCCCGAGGAGTTCGCGGACTTCCTCCAGTGCGGCGGCGGGATGGACGACGCGGCCGTGCTCGATTCGTTTGTATATCAGGTGATGGTGACGCCGGAGGAGTGCGTGGCCACGCTCTACTGCGACGATGAACGCAACGAACCCGCACGACTAAGCATCGCACGGGTTCGCACATTTTCGGGTTGGTGCCCCATTTGCAAAGATAGTCGAACCCAGGTATTGGCCCTCGGTCGTTCCGTGTTCATCAGGTTTTCTCGGGCCGCCTAAAATAGCAACTACTGAAAAAGGGGAGGCCCCGCGAGGAGCCTCCCCTTTGTTTTGGCTATCCCACCACCAGCACTTGGCCGGGGTAGATCACGTTCGGGTTCGCCAATCCGTTCGCCTTGGCCAGCGTCTGGTAGTCCGTGCCGTACTCGGCGGCGATGCCCGAGAGCGTGTCGCCGCTCTTGACCGTGTAGGTCTTCTTGGACGACGCCCCGAGGCGGTCGTTGACCACGCCCTGCACCTCCGCGTAGCGCCCGCCGAGCACGCGTTTGCGAAGCTCGCCGCTGCCGAGCTGCCCACGGATCACAGCGTCGGCCAGCTCCGTGGCTCCCGTATTCAGGACGTAGTTCACCAACTCCTGCACCTCGTCGTAGCGGTCGCCGAGCGCCTTCCTGCGCGCGTCGCCGTTGCCGTAGGTGCCGTCCATGACGCGGGCGGCCAGCTCGAGCGCCGTCTCCTGCGGCTGCGGGACCGTACCGCTCGGCTTGGCGTCGGGCACGGGCAGGCCCTTGGGGTTCGCCACCCTGTCCCAGCCGTCCGCATCGAGGTGCGCGATGTCGAGGTCGAGCGGCCCGTCGTATCCGTCGAGGCGGCCGTTTGAGCTGTACTGGTGGAGCGCGCACTCGTTCCACGCGCCGAAGCCGCCGGAGGGCAGCCACGGGGTCGCCTGGTATGCCGTGCGCTCCGTGTTGGCGTACTGGGCGACCCAAAGCGGGTGGTCCTTGGCCACGGCGCTCCAGTCGTCCTCGGTGCATACGCTGCGGCTCATGTAGACCGCGCAGCGGATGCCAGTCAGCTCATGGACGCGGTCGAGGAACCTCTTGGCACCGGCGGCCCCGTGGACCATGCCGTACATCTCGTAATCGAGCGCGGGCACGCCGTTGCCGAAGTAGTTCTTGGTCTGCGATACGAAGAACTCTGCCTGCTTCACCGGGTCTTCGCCGTTCAGGAAGTGGTAGAAGCCCCATTTCTTCCCGAGCGCCTTGGCCTTCTGGACGAAGCCGTCGCAGGTGTCGTGGACGATTCCGGTGCCCTCGGTCGCCTTGCAGATCATGAAGTCGAACGGGACCTTGTCGAGGTCGATGCCCCTCTGGTAGTTGCTGATGTCGATGCCCTGCACCGTCAATCACTCCCTATAGCGATGAAGTACGCCCACGAGACGCGGGCGAACTTGTCGATGTTCAGATTCACTTGTCCCTCGTCTGGGTCGCGGATGTCGGCCGTGCTGCCGTCCCACCCGCATATGAGCACGATGTGGCCTCCGTAGGCCCTCCCGCCCTCGTGGAGCTGACCGGTCATGGAGCCGAACACCATCCAGCCGCGCCCGGCATACCCGAGCGCCTCCTGCTGGTCGTAGAGCAGGCCCGTGCTCGACAGGCCCCCGTCGTTCGCACACATCCACGCGCAGAACTTCTGCATGTCGTTCAGGCCGTCCGTGGTGCACGTGTCGCCGACGGTCAGCGCGAGCCGCAGGGGCGTCCACTCCTCGCCCGTGAGACGTGTGTACGCCATGGCCGCGCTGGTGAGGCCGCAGCCGCTCGTGGCGATGTCGTCCCCGGCATAGGGGAGTGCGCCCCAGCGCTCGTCCGTCTGGAGGTAGGTCGGGACCTGCGCGGGGGCGCTCCTGTCGTAGACGGTCGGTATCGCCTTTCCGGCCGTCCGCACCTGCGGCATCCCCAGCTCGAGAGAGAGGAAGACGAGCACGGATGCCGCGAGTAGCGCTAGTGCCGCATCGCAAACGGCGAGGTACCCTCCTCGACCTCCGGGACTCCGGCGATTGAGGTGAGTACCGATACCACTGCGGTGCACGCGGCCACGGCCGCGATCTGGCCCCAGTCGAGCGACGTGATGGCCACGGCGGTCGAGCCGATGAGCGTCACGGCCGTCTGGGCCGCCGTCTTCACGGCGCGGACTCCTGCGGCGATGAGCCAGCGCTTGAGTGCGTCCTTGTTCATAGTTGCTCCTAACCATTGTGGTTCTCTGGGTGCGTGTACTCGGGGATGCTGCCGTGTATGTCCAAGGTGTTGGCGTGCGCCCTGATCGTCTCGATGTACGTGTCCCCGTGGAGGAGCGCGTAGTTGTCGGCGCGCTTGTTGAGCGTGTCCAGCTCCATGGCCGTGATGTAGCCCCGGGCCACCGCCTCCTCGTAGCTGCGCACGATGGAGGCCTTGAGTTGCGAGCGCTGCGCGGATATGACGGCCGAGTACTCCTTGCGGATGTCATGCAGCTGCCTGCCGAGATACCCGGCAAGGCCCGTCACCACCGCGAGCGTCAGTCCGCTGATAACGGTGGAGAGCATCAGGCCTCCTCGTCCAGCATCTTCTGAACCTTCTCGCGCCAAAGCTCCGGCACCTCGTCGATGGTGCGCTTTCCGGCCTTGACTTTGCGGTAGTAGATCTTCGCCATTGCTACTCACCTCCCTTGATTGCCGCCACGAGGTCGCCGAGCTCCGCGAGGGCGGCCTCCTGGTCCTCGATTGCCGACTGCTGCTCCGCGACCATGTCGCCGAGCTCCGCGAGGGCGTCGCTGTTGTCGCTGGCGCTCTGCTCGGTCTCGTCGATTCGCTCGTCGAGGGTCATGCCGTCGCGCACGGCCTGCTCCCAGAGCTGGTCGAACGCCTCGGCGGCCTCGTCCTTCGAGATGGCGGCGAGGACGTACTGCTCGTCAGCCTGCCACTCCACGGTGGCTTCTCCGGCAGGGTCGATCTGCTCGCGCGTCACCTTCTGGATGTTGCGGCGCAGCCTGATGTCCGCGAAGCCGTCCGGGCGCTCGTGGTAGTCCACGGCCTGAAGCTCCGCCGTCGAATAAACTCTCATCGAGTCTCCTCTCGGTCTCGGCAAGGCTCACGACGTCCTTGCACCGTGCGAATGTATCCTCGGCGTGATATTTCTCGATAACTCCCTTGCTGCAGCTGTGTTTCAGGTAGCCGTAGTAGCTGATGCAGCGCCGGGCCAGCGGCAGCGGTATGACCTCCGACCGCCCGGCGAGCATGAATGCCCGTCTGGCGCGCAGGAAGATGCCCGGCCGGATGGTGGTCTTGTACGTGTAGAAGACGAGGCCGACCATATCCAGCGGCTCCTTGTCGACGGCGCACACCTTCCACGGCTTCAGCTCGACGTGCAGCTCGTCGCTCACGAACTTGGACAGGCGGCGCGCGGCCATCTTGAGATCGCGCTTGTCGTGGCCCATGAGCAGGATGTCGTCCATGTAGAACAGCACGTGATCCACGAGGCGCTTGTCCGTCACCACGCCCGTGCGCCTGTTCACGCGCGTCTTGCGCAGGCGCTCCTGCGCGTAGTGGTACGCGCGCGAGGCGTAGTAGTTGGCCAGATATTGGCTTAAGAAAGAGCCGATATTCAGGCCGTGCGGGAACTGGTCGAGGAGGACGCCGACGAGGTAGAGCAGGGCCTCGTTCTTCACGTCGCGCGCGAGCATGGCGCGGAGCACGTCTTGGTCGATGCTCGGGTAGAACTTGCGGATGTCCAGCTTTATGAAGTACCTGGCCCCCGGCTCGCGTATCCACTTCTCGATGGCGTGCTTGGCGAATATCTGCCCGCGCCCCGGTATGGAGGCCGTCTGGTAGTCGCCTATCTTGGCCATGAGCATCTCGGCCAGACCGTTTACCGCGATGTAGTCGAAACACTGGTGCTTCGGCGTCTCGCGCCCGATTATCCGGTGCTTGCCGTTGATCGGCTCGATTCTGTTGAAGTATTGGATGGGTGCGACCGTGACGCGACGCTCGCGTATCTCGGCGGCGAGGGAGCGCGCCAGCTCCTCCTCGCCTCCGTATTCGTCCAGAAGCGCCTGCACCTCCCTGCGTCCGCTCTTGCCTCGCAGGAAGTCGCGGACCGAAGCGAGGCAGAAGCCCTCGTCCTCGATGTCCACGCGCTTGCAGTAACGCCTCATTGTTTCCTATCTGGTTTTGGCGTTCTTCGCCGCTGGGCTACCAAACGCCGTGGGGTTTATATTTTCGTCAGTTGACGGGGCATGCCCGCTCGAAGCGGGTGGACTCGACGAGCGTGTTCCGCGTTTGACCAGATTTCCGACCGCCATAGTTCCACCTGTAGTTGCCGAGCCTGTTGTTCGAATTGCCGTAGAAGGCACCGTACATAGACCCATTCCTGAGATTGCCGAAGCACTGCAGAAGGCCGAGAACCAGACGGCTACCGCCGAGAACCCCCAAGGGGCCTGGGAGGGGTGATGAGGGGGCGCTGCCCCCTCGCTTGCGCTTCACCCTCGCACCATGGCTAGGCCATGGTGACCCCCAGGCCAGATAGCCGACCGCCAGAGGCCCACCAGTAGCCGCCGAGCCCGCTGCTCGAATTGCCGCAGAAGGCACCGCACACAGACCCATTCCAGAGAGGGCCGAAGCACAGCAGCTCTCGCAGGCCGGGGGATGAGATCGGGTCGGAATAAATCGCGTCGCAGGTGCCCGTCGTGGAGGTTCCCTTGGAGCCTGTCGGCACGAGGAGGCCGGGGCACTTCGCGGACTCCTGCCAGTCCTCGTTGTACATCCACTGGCCGTTGGTCTTGCTGTCGCGCGCGGGCAGCTCGAGGTCGAGCTTGACGTGGTTGGCGTCGAGGGACGAGGAGTACTTGCGCGAATCGAAGCACTTGTACAGCTCGCAATGGCCCTCGTCGGCCGACGTCTTGACCTGATTCACGATCACGTCGCACAGCGGCTCGTACGCTCCGCAGAGCACCTCGATGCCCTGGATGCGGTACGGCTGGCGCTGCTTGGGCTTGCCCGCGAGCGGGTAGCCGTCCGTGCCGAGCAGGTTGTCGCACGTGCCCGTCTTCCACGGCATCGCGGATACGTAGTCGTCGACGGCCGTGGTGAACGGCGCGCCGTCGACGTAGACCGCGCACCGGTCGCTCATCGTCTCGATCTTGGTGACGGTGCGGTAGGCGAACGTGGACTGGCCTGCGGTCGCTCCTCGGTCGCTGTTCGGTCCGCAGTTCAGCGTGGAGCCGACGAGGAAGTAGTCGGCCGCCGCCTTCGGCAGCAGCACGCGGTTCACGCCGGTCTCGGCCTCGAGGACCTTGTACTGCGTCGCGTAGTCGGTGCAGCCGCCGAGGCTCTGGAGGTCCTGCGTGGCGTACTTGAGCATGAGCATGAGCTGGAGGTAGAAGTTGTCCGCTACTGTGCGGCCCGTGTAGCCCGCGCCCTTCTTCTTGCTGTAGCTGATTCCGGTGTCATGCGAGCCGAACTGGAACGTGTGGACCTTGCCGGAGTAGCTGTGGGGCACGTTGTTGGAATCGCACCACGCGAGGTAGGGCGAGAAGACGAGGAGCGGGCGCTCGGTGCCGTCGGCGTACTTCTGGCCCGGCAGCGGCCTCATGCCCTCGTACTTGGTGTCGGAATAGAGCAGGCGCTTGTATCCGTTGCTGCGCGTGATGCTGTAGTAGCCGGGGCAGACCATGACCCAGACGTCGCCGTTGGCGCCGTCGGCCCTGAAGCGGCCGTCGCCCTTCATGGCGGTGCAATGGAACTTGCCGTTGCCGTCGACCGTGCCGTTCACGGTGAAGTACTCGAAGGCGTTGAGCTTGGAGTAGTCGTCGCGGCCCGCCGTGGTGTTGGTGGCTGGCTGGCACACGAGGCCGACGTTGTCGCGCGTCTTGATGCCCTTGGGGTCGTTCGAGTAGGTGTACTCGGGGATGTCGACTCCGTACACCTTGCCGTCACGGCGCAGGCTGAACCACTCGCCGAGGTTGTCGTACTCGCCCTTGGTGCCGTCGTAGTGCGGAGCCACGGCCACGGGGTTCGCCGAGGCCTTGTGCACCTTGGTGATGAGGTCGACGGTGTCGCCGAACGTCATGACCTTGTTTACCTGTACTGCCATTATTTCTCCTTTACTGGCCGAATACCTTACCGAAGGCGTAGTCGTAGTCCTCCTGGTTGAGGCCTTCGAGGACCGTGTCGGTGCCGATTGCCGGGGCGATGATGGACTCGAACGCCTCGTCGATTTCCGCGTGCGTGGCGAAGACCACTCCGGCGCTCGCCATGGCGGCGATCTTCTCCTTCGCGTCGTCCGTCAGGTCGTCGTAGTCGACCTTGAGCGACGCGAGCGCGGCCTCGCAGCGGTCTGCCGCGCTGTCAGCCCGTCCGCGCGCGTTAATGACTTCGTCCATGATTGCCTGCCACTCGGACGCGCGCACATCCTCGGCGTTGCCGTAGGTGACGCGCTGCGCCTCGAGCGCGTTGATGAGGTGGTCGATCTCGGGGATGTAGTCGCCGCCCGTGGCCTCGATGGCCACAGAGGGCACGACCCTGATGGCGATGTTGCCCGTGGATGCCGACCAGTCCCCCGAGCTGATGCGGATGTACGAGGTCGGGATGTCACCGGCCGCCTGCGTGAGCTTGGCGGGGACGGTGTACTGCACGATTCCGTCTGGCGCGGAGAGCACCGCGACGTTCTCGCCGTCGATGACCTTCCCGCCGTCCGGGCGCAGCGCGTAGAAGCGCACGGTCATGCCCGTGAGGTCGAGCACCGCGCCTCCCTGCCGCAGGTTGACGTTGAACACGTACGCCTCGGCGTCCTGCTGCCGAAGCGTGATGGGGTTGTCGAGCGTCGAGAAGCGGTTGGTGCCCTTCTCGATGTCGAGCGTGAGGTCTATGAGCATCTAGACCGCCTTCCCGAGCACTACTGCTCCTTGCTTGAACACGAGCACCAGCACGCGGTCCCCGGCCTTCACCTTGGCCAGGCACGTGCAGGTGGTCGATATGGATGGGTTGAGCCGCACGTCGGCGGTCCCGTCTTGGTTGACTGCGGCGACGGTGCCCCACGTGTGGGACTCCTTTGCGCCCGTCCCGCCGAACAGCAGCTCGTACAGCTCGTGGCCGCTTACCATGACCCTCCCTCCGTCTCGGTGACGAAGCCGGAGCGGATGAAGCGGCGGGCCTTGCCCGTCACCGCGCAGTGTCCTCCGACCTCTATCTCCTGCTCCGTTATCGCACCGCGCCAATTTAGCCCGGCGGTGAGATAGTCGATGCCGACCGCGTCGTTGGGCAGCAGCGGAACCCACGGGTGGCCCCACTCGACGTACTCGATGGACGAGGAGTTGTCCACGAGCTTCGTCTTGGCCTTGGCCTTGAGGGCCTTGAGGCGCTCCTCCTTGGTAGCGCCCGTGAGCTCCGTCACCTGGTCGACGAGCGGGACCTCGTAGCCCCTGTACGGGATGGACGCGCGGGAGTTGGGGTCGGTGTTCCGGCATACGGCCCAGAGGCTCTCCTCCTCCGTCTCGTAGGTCAGGTACACGGCGTTGGGGATGTCGTCCGCGTTGTCCGATCTGGATACCTCGGGGAGCATGATGGAGTCTTCGCCGTCGTTGAACGTGCGCACCGGCTTGCGCGCCTGCGGCTCGACGTACGGGACCATCTGGATAACGCCGTATGCGTCGGGGTAGGCCGATGCGAACCCGGCCATGGCGAGGAGGTCGTTGGCTATGGTCAGCCAGCTGTCGTCCGGCCCGTACACCACGTCCCTCGGCAGGACGTAGTCGCAGCGCGGCTCGTTCGTGCGGAGGCCGAGGCGCTTGAAGATGCCGTCGGCGTGCGCGACCGCGTTGGTCCCCGCCTTCACCGTGTAGTAGCGGCCGTACTTGCCCTTCACCGCGAGGCGCAGCGTCGATTCGAGGTCGACGCTGCCGGATACCAGCGGCCCGTTGTGCTTCGGCGTGCCGATGCTGCAGAAGTACGTCCCGAGGGCGAACGTCCCCGCCTCGCCGCGCTCGTCCTCCATCTGGTAGTACACGCGCACGAGGTCGTGCTCGTCTGGTATGGCGCTGCCGGAGAAGTCGAGCGTGCCCTGGGAGCGGAGCTGCGATAGCGCGGAGTGCGTGAGCCGCCCGCCGGTGAACATGCCGTAGTCCTCGGCCTCGACGAGGCCGGGCCACGTCACGCGGCGGTAGATGTACGACTCCTGCCGGAAACCTGTCCAGATCAC